CCTTTCTGTTCGAGTCGGTTGCCACTTTCGGGAAAGGAGTGGTTTGCCGGCCGGTTGCGGTGAGGCGGGTTTCTCCCTGTGCGAGCTTTTCGCCTATTACTCCTTTTTTGGAAACTCGAGACTGTCCGGATACCGGTGCGTTTCCGGTGGTGTCCAATCCAGAAACGGGTTCTGTACGATTTCCATTTCCTGGTACTCCTGATCCATCTCTTCCATCTGCTGTTCCACTGTCACTGGTCTGCTCCTTTTGCAAATACTGCTCACGAATAAACCACCCGCCATCCTTCTTGAAGGTGAACTTATCGATAGTCTTGGCTTCTTTCCACGTAATGTCGGCGCGGACCACGCCGCGGATGGTCTTGCCTTTTTTGGTGACGTGTTCAACAAGCTGGGGGCCGCCATCGCTGACGGACCCTGTTCCTGTTTGTGCGCTTGGCACATCAGACTGAACTGACAAATTTTCTTTGTCGGTTGGAGTAGCAGATTTGTTACCTGCTGGAACTGCTTGATCAGGGTAAAGTTTGGCGATACCGTTTTTTGCCCACTGGTTATTGCTGTACGCCTGCAGAACAGGAAGAGGTACCGGAAGATCAAACCGCAATGCTTCTTTTACTGATCGCGGATGAGCCGCCAGGCGGATAGCCTTTTCATCGGTATCGGTGATCCCTGCGGTATACTCTTCAGGGGTCATTTGATATGGACTCTTTTCGCCTGTTGCCGTTCCAGAAACAGGGGCTTTCGTTTCGGCAACTGGCGTTTTCGTTCCAGGAAAGACGGTTCTCTCCCGGACGAATGCGCCTTGACTTGGCCCCCGGCCGCTCACCCATTTCTTGAATACCGGCATGGCCACCCGAGTAACAGATTTGCCGCCGGTCCACCCTGCTTCGTAGTTGGAATTGTAGAGGGCAAGAGCTTCCTGTTCGCTGTTCACGCCCGCCACAACCTTGTGCTCATCGAAGGAGCCATCTGCCTTGTGCTGGTTGACCACGTAGACATTATCCGCCCCGCCCTGATAGCCGGGCTTCACCATGATGTCGACATGATCCTTATCGTACCCCTTGGACCCAAGAATGCGGCCGTAGTCGGCTTTCATTTCCTGGGACCATTCTTTCCCGGAAGCGTCCTTGCCGGAGCGCACCGAGCCGGCCGGATTTTCGATGGAGAGTTTCAGTCCATCGACAGAGACTTTAGGTGTTTTGTAATTCTCGGCTTCCTTTTGGGCGTCGGTCGGCGCGAGGTTAATGTCCTTGCCATGGACGATGGAGGAAGGATTGTCTACCGTGTTCTGAGTCGCCGCCTGGTTGCTCTGTTCCCCTGTGCCGCCTTCCAACCCTGTGGTACGAATATCCCCTTGTTGAACAGATCCTCCATCTGTTTTTCCGTCAGACACAAGTGAGCCGCTTCCTGCCCCGTCTGTTCCTTGTGGTAAAGAGCCAATATCTCTATATCCTGGATAGTTATCGATCTGTCCATCTGTCTCTCCTTCAGGTTGATTTGTAAAAACCGCTGCGGCATCCTCGAGGCGCGCCTGGCGTCCCTCCACATCGGCCATTACCGGGGTAGGCTCCTGGTTCAAGAAGGCCTGGGCGGATTCTTCGGCAGTCGGCGGCCGGCCGGTGCGGTTCGCTTCAAGTTCCTCAAGGGAAAGTTCCCGGTCTGCCAAACCCTGCTTCAGATTCTCGAATCGCTGTCTCCTGGTCCTGGTATCGGCCATGCCCTGTTCATCTTCTGCTTGCCCGGCAAGATCCCACATCAAATCGCGAGTCTCTTCCGGAAACTGCTGATTCAAAACATCGGCGTCTATCTGGTCCCTGGCCCCTTCCGGAAGGATGGGCGTGTACGGCTGCTGCTGGTCCGGACCATAACCAGGCTCCTGACCGGGAACATTGATTCCGAGATGAGCGAAAACCCCTTCCTTCACGAATCGATCTTTCGCGTCCTGGGGCATCTGCGGATCATTGAAGAAATCAAGAGCGGCCTGGACCCGCTGCCCCCTGTCTTCTTCCGTTTCTATCGGGGTACCGGTGAGGATGCCGGCAAGGTGCGCTGCCGCCCGGGCGTCGGGAGACTCGGTGTTCTCGTTATTGAGTGATTCGTTGAGAAGGGCGTTAACCTCGTTTTCAAGTGGGTCGGCGCTCGCTGACCGGCGAACCGGACGGCCGGCGGCAACGTCTTCCATCGCGACAATTCGCCACTGGTCGGCATCCGGCACCTTGTTCTCTTTGGCCGACTCATACAGGGCGTTGACCATTGCTGCTCTGATCTCTGGAGTAGTGGCCTTCGGATCGTTCAGGGCATTATCAACCGCCTCGGCATGCTGGGACCGGCGATAAGAGGCATGCAGACCAAACGGCGCGAGCCAGGCGGTCATGCCGAGCGTCGGGAGGATTGAGGCCTTCGCCTGCTCGAGAGGATCGGTATTTACCCCAGCGTTCTTCTCGACTGTGGCCTCGCCATAGTTCTGCCCCATCTCCGTTGCCGTTTCACCAAGCGCGGTTTTCACCAAGGCCTTGGAGAACGGCACCAGAATTGCTGGATCTGTGGCTTTGCCGATGGCACCAGACATTGTTTTTTCGGCACCAATGCCGAGCAGCTTTTTCCCGAAACCAAGGAACTTCCCGCCGATGTAGGTTCCAATTGTTTCTCCTAAAGTCTCGATGGTGCCTGATTTCCATCCGGCAGTCTCGGCCGCTTCTTCAGTACCGCCGGCATCCATCACCGCTTCCTTGGTCTGCTGCGCCTGGGCCATCCCCATGGGAACAGCGCCACCAAGGGCGGTAAGACCAAGCCCTATGCCGCCCGCAGTCAATGCTTCAGGAAGCAGGGCAACACCGGCACCCACGGCGAGGGCAGGGGCAATCGATGACGGAATCATCTCTGCGCCCTGGGCCAGGGTATTGGTGACGATATTGTGGTCTTCTGGGTGAAGCTGGTTCTCCGGGCGCTCAAGGTATTCCTGGCGGTTTTCCGCCAGACTTTTCCCATATTGCGCCAGTCCCTGAGCCTTTTCTTTGCCAATGATATTTTCGGTAATGGGTGATTCCGTCCCCCACTGAAGCGCCTGGCCGCCCATCTCTGGAAGAACGCCAAAGGTACCACGCTTGAATGCGGTGCCGATCTCCCCGAGCGCTGATCTCGGTTCCTGCGGCTTAGGGGCATTCGCGATAGATTCTATCCGATCGAACACACTGAGACTTTTACCGGCCGTCGCGTTCTGAACAGGTGGAGGAACCGGATCGGAAACTTGGATAGATGATGTCGCCTGAGACTCTATATCATCGAAGACATTGCCCATATTGATTATCCAGTTAGTTGGTTTTGCCCTTCAGGGCTTTGTATGTGTCAGGATCGTTTTTATAAAGGTCAAGAAGAGTGGCGTTTTGTTCAGGGGTGGCGTTGTTTGGATCGAATCCTTCACCAAACAAACTATCAAGATATCCAGGAGGATACACATATCTTCCTGTTCCCGGCTGCTGCTTTCCTTTCTTGTCAAACTCTGGCTTCACGTAATGCGGCTTATCTCCCGTATACTGCTTCTCTTCTTTGCCGTTCAGTCGCATAAGATCGGTAGCGATTTGCTTTTTCCTTTGAGGGTCAGTGTTGGGCGAGAGGAATTCACTCTGTAGTTTTTTCAGCTGGTCGGCCTGCTCGAGTTTGCCTTTGTTGATCGCCGATTCAGTTTCATAATGGTCTATCTGGGCGTCGGCCAATTTTCCAGAAATGTCGTTTCTTCTGCCTAATTCCTTGGTCTGTGAGTTTGCTCTCCTTTCCTCGCTCTCCAGTTCCATGGCCTTTAAGTTAGTGGCCAGCCTACTTTTCCAGCCCATCGGCTTTGGTTCGGGACCAGATCCATTGATGATCTTGTCTGCATTACGCGAGGCGACTTGCCCCTGCGTCATCCCTTGGACCATTCTCAAACTCTGGGCGTTGTTGTACCGATCGATCTGGGCCGTCGGCCGAACCGGATCGGCAAGAAACGCTGCCCGGGCTCCCGGGGAAACAGAAGAATCAAACTGCACTGACAAGCCACCACTACCTCCTGACTTGAGCGGACGGCCATCAGGACCAACAGGAACCCGGTCAGTTCCCCCGCGCAGATATCCAGCCGCTTGCCGCAATGTCTGAATGCGCTGTGCCTGCTCGGCGGTCGGCTGAACCCCGCTTGCTATCATCTTGTTGATCTGCTCGAGGTTGCCCTTTAATTTGATATCCTCAGGGGTGTAGTGTATGCCGATATTGCCGCCTTCCGTGCCAACCTGTCGGAGGAGACTGCTGGTGACAGGAAGCTCTGCTGCTGGCGCTGCCGGCGGCTGGCTCCCCTCAAGGGCACTAGCGGTTGCGGCCGATGGTCCCGAAGCAGGCGCTGGCGCTGCAGATTGAATCACACCAGTATCTGGCGGCTTCGGTATTTGAATGGGTGGTGCCGCTGTGGATGGGGTTGGGGTTGCTGTCTGCTGATCGGCGAGCAGTTTATCGGTAATCGGATTCAGGTTGAAATCGTTATTGCCGGGTTCGCCTTTGTAGCCGGCAACGATATTACCACCGACATGAGCAATTGACCGCGGAACAACGGTCGCGACATCGGCGACGGTGCCCGCCACGGCTTTCCCTGCAGTTTTCATGGCCGGTACCACATCGCGAAGGTTCTTTCCTATCGTCACACCAAGGTTCTCCTGTGGTCCTGACGGAGTATTGACGAAATCTCCCAAGGTTCCTCCTGTCACATCGGGGCCAACATGGGCCGGCGGTGAAGCAGGAACAGGTGCGGGCGCCGAGACCAACCCCTGTTTTCTGTCCATCACTATTTGGTGTGCCGGAGAAGCTCGCCGCCTTCTGTCCATTGCCTCCTGGCCAAGCACAGGATCACCTACTCCACCGGTTGGAATGGGAGTGTTCTCCGGGGTAAATGCACCGCCAGAAAGATTCGGATCGATTTTCGAAACTGACGATGTATTGACATGGAACTTTGGCCCTGGTGCTGATTGCGGGACAAGATCCTTGAGCCCCGCAACTGCAGAGCTCGCCTGGTTGACGATATTGCCTGCCTGATAGCCAAGGGAGGCTCCAGGAGGAAGTCCTTGCGCCTGCCCGCCGCCCTCGACGAAACCAGGCTTTTCTTTTCTCGCTCGTCCGTATGCATCGAAGAAACTTTCATTTGCCATTTCATCACCTATTATAGTCTTAAGTCCCCACGTTTTTTCGCACTATACCAACTCTTTGATGGTGGTGGTTGATCTTTTAAGTATTTTTCTGGTTTGTCTCCATGTCGGTGACACATAGTCGCCATCGGCAGGGGTCGATATTGCAATCGTGCTGTCCTTGGTGTTTAGGACGGTACCACTATCGTGAAAGACGAATTCATAACCGGGTGTTACTCCGCCGGCCCCGGCGTTTTCATGCACAGGTATATCGGCAGGATCGGCATAAGTCGTCAGTGAAGAAGATGAGAATATCACCCCCTGGTGCTTCCCGACAAAGCCGCCTCCTGCCGGCAGTTTGATCGTCATCGGTGATACGTTCGACAGGATGGATGCTGCAAGGTACAGGTCAGGTCCGACAATCCGAATGGCGCGGGGGAAGATTCCTGAGTAGCTGGTGAATTCCGGCTGCGGAAGGTCAATGGTCATCTGCCGTTGCCACAAAAGATCCCCGGCGAGTGGACCGGATGGCGTTGCATCTGACTTCTGAAACTTGATGATATACCCGCCCCAAGGGATAGCTGGAATCGCGCCACTGTTGGGGAACATCGGCACGATGACATAGACCCCGCTCGGCCCGACATCGATTTGCGCCCGCGCCAGAACTGCATCGGTATCGGCGTGATACTGCACCTCAAAATATCGTTGCCACACCAGGGCACCGGCTGCCGATATCTTGCTGACGTGGAAATGGAACCATCCGTTATTGGTGGCAACGGTGATCTTGGAGAGCGAGACGCAGTATATGCTTCCGTCGGCGTCCACGGCGCAACCCATCACTCGCAAACCGTAGTTCGCTCCGTAATGGCCATAGGTGCCATCGGCCTTCAGGAATTTTCCTTCTATCTCCCTATGCCATTGCAGCACTCCTGCGCTGTTAAGTTTGACCGTCAGACCGGCAGGGAAAAGATACCCGACGACAGCACCCTGGTAAGTTCCGCAGGCTACGACATCACCAGGCGTTGCCACATCAAAAAGCTGAACCGAGTTGAATACCGTTGGGTGTCCGTTTGAATCCGGCATGGTGTCGCCGATCTGCTTGGACCATCTCAGCGTCCCGTCAGGTTGATACGAGATGAGCCAGCCGTAAGCGTAAAGAAGGATGTAGGGGGTGTCCATGTACCATGGCGCGGCCACATCGTAGACGTTGGCCAGTCCAACAGCGACGACGTTGCCCAAGGGGTCGGCATCGGCGCCATACCCAAAGAGATCATCTATTCCGGTTGATCCAAGCGAGAACCGTTTTTTCCAGAGGATCACCCCAGCTGAATCATACTTGATCAGGCCAGCATCATAGCAGTTGTCTTCACGGTATCGGTAGACATCGGCGGTGACATAGACACCCATGGTGGACGGGTCGATTGCCACGCCTGTTCCGGATTCATTCTTGTTTACTCCGGAGAGATCCCCGCCTACCAGCACCCGACGCCCTCTGAATTTGCCGTCCTTGTCGTACTTGATGATTATCGCTTCATTGGACAACTCCGCGCTGACATCATTGAAATCCATGGTTCTTGAATAACCGACGACATAAACATTTCCCATCCGGTCAACATCAACATCAGAAAGCCCGCCACCGCCCGAGATGAAGATCGGCGCTCCAGTTACCGGATCTGGTTCCGGTTCAATAGAGACGCATACCGCATACCAGTACCAGGTCAGCAGCGCCTCCTCGAGCGTCTTCTTTTGCCCTCCACCTGGGGCCTGCGGCACGACATGGATGTTGACGCTCTCTTGACTGAAAGTTATCTGAGCATCGACATAGACGCCAGGGTAGAGGTTTACATGGCGACGACCAATAGCGAGATTGCGATAAGCCATCTGGTCGTGCAGGAGGCCAAGCTGGGTCTTGGCCTCCTTGATGAAGCGTTTGCCGGCAAAGATATCTCCGGTGAATGTCACTCTCGGCGGGATGATCATGTCGTTGGGTCATGCTCAAAACTATGAGATTCATGAATACTCGTCCCAAATGAATGCGACTCGCTGACCGACTCGTTATGCCCGTAACTCTCAGATCTGCTTTCCGATCCTGAGTAGCCGAGAGAGGCCGACGCATTTACCGCATTCAGGGCGCTGGCAACAGATTGTGCGGCGATCTGTGCCATGTCGTTTGTGATCTTCTCCTTAAGACTGGACTCGGCGATATATGCCTTGATTGTGGCGTCAATTTTGGCGATCAGTAAACGAAGGTCAAGGTCAGCTTTCTCTATCTTGGCTTTATTGTCCTCGACAAGGGCCATCTGGCCTGCTGACAGTGCCTTGGTTTCCGCTTCATATCCGGAAATCTCAGCGACAAATCCTTTTACCACTGCATCGTTGATGCTGGATTTTGCTTCGACACTGGTTTTAAAAACTTCCGCCTGTGCCTGGTACACTTCGGTCAGCCCCTTGTTGTGCTCTATCATGCCGCGCAACACCTCAACCTGGGCTTGGATATAGGCTTTCTTGGCCTCGGCAACAGCTGCATACCCTTTGACGTTTTCAGAATACAACTGGATGATAATCTCGGCTGCCACCTTCGAATGCTCAAGACTCCGTTGCGATTCACCCTCCCTTGTGGTCCTTATCAGTTTCTCCAGTTCGGTTGCCTGCTGGACGATAAACTGTGTGTTTTTCTGGATGAGGTCAGCCTGCTTTGTCATGACCTCATTAGAAACATCGGTCTCATTCCGGCTTATCTCAGCCGATGCTTCAAGAAGTTTTCCTTCAAGTGCTCCTTGTGGTGCGTCATCCCATCCCCGCGCTGAGAAATATGTCTCAACCTCCCGGTACATCTTGTCATTGGTGGTAAGATTCCTGGCAATGGCCCGGTCATAGGTGGCTTGTTCGGCAACAGGGTCAATTCCTGTGGTCCCGTCCGCCATCATTGCCAGAATCTTTGCCAGAAGATCCGTGTATACTGCAGTTGAAAGCGCAGCCTCTGACCAGTTGACAGCCACGACAGGGGGAGTTGGTGCATCTCCAGGTGTGGCAAGCGAGGTATCTACATCTGGCAGGGCAACCAGCGTCGGGGCCGGAGTGGTGAACTCGCCGAAGTCTGTGATCAATGACTCGAGACCCGTTGGAAGAGGCCTGGCGGGGAGAGTGAGAGCAGTCGTGTTTAAGGAAACAGTCAAGGCATCGAGTGCAGGCATTGCGTAGGTCGCCACCAATGCGTTCATTTGTCCGAGATATCCAGATTGCCCGTCAAGTCCAACCAGCCTTACCAGCATGTCCTCGGCAATCTGCATGGTGTCGTTGAATTTGTCGGTCACTAGGGTATACGCACTAAATGGTATTACCGGCGGATCTGGTACGTGAACCAAAGTGGGACCAGTAGTTACTGGTGTTACAGGGGCGACAACCCCAGCTGATGAAATAAAATCTGCCATAAGATTCTCCTAATAATCTCTACCACTGTGAAGGACAATCGGAAGCACTCCCATGCTATAAAGCGATAGGGCACCCCCGTTTACATTCTCAACCCTGAATGACCAATACCTTCCCTTTGTATCTCTGCCAACCGAGACGCGAATCCGTTGAGTTCCGATTCTGGAGGGGGAAACATCGATCGTTCTTGCGATTCGCTTGTCGACGGTAATGATAATCCTGATCTTCGCGCTGGTGTTGACGCCTAAGTACAGGTGTCGAAGTCTCTTTGAATTCTGCACCCCGAAGTCTGTTGAACCTGTGGTGATATGGGCATTGATATTCAGCCCGGCATCTTTTTCGCCAGTGCACACCTCATACAGGCCAGTGGGGCCCGCGGCAAACTGCGAACCGTTGAAGTTGGCGAAGGAATTGAAATTGAAGTTGGTGAACCGTGAGGGGGCCATGCCGACGAGATTGGTAACGCAACACTGCTGCGCTTCATGGACCGCATTTATGATGAATTTCCCGTGGATGAGGCTGGCCCCGACTGTTCCTTTCGGGTAGATTTTCTTGTCCTCTGTGGCGACAAGTAGTTGCCCTGTGGAGGTTCCGATGCATAATCCTTTGTCGCAAGACCAGACAGCACAGGGGCCGGCGCCGTCTAAACCAAACTCCTCACCCTCGATATATCCCGTTGCCTCTGAATACTCATGGGCCGGGCAATCAAGAATCTTGCGCCTGGCGAGATCGTTCGGATTTGAACCTTCCAGGAAGTAGGTGTATTTGCTGTCCGAAGCGAATACCCCGGCGGTCACCGGTTTATACAGCTTCACATCACTGGAAAAACGCACCCTGGACCGGGCCCTATCGAACAGACCGTACCCCAGCGGCTCGGAGATCCTGACGATAGGCCCATTGACAACACATATACTTGACCCGAAAAGTGCTAGGTGCGTTCCGGCCGGGGGCCCCTCGAAGTTCCTGGATGTCGGCGGGCCGGCATAAGTTTGTGCTGCCCACGACAGCGAGACGCCATTGACGATGACTCCCTTTTCAACTCCATTGCTCCAGTATGTTTTGCTACCAACTTGCAGCCAGCCGTATCTTTTACCTTTCGCAAGACCTGGCTGGATTGCAGTGAGAGTCTTGTCGGCGTTGAGCCTATAGATGGTCGAATAATCCACGGTCTCTAGAATGACGAAACAATCCCCGCCGTCACAGAAAATCGAATGGTAATCCCCGGCAGAGACAAGCGTCTGCCCCGGTCGGCGATATGGCAAACCGGTCTGATCGATCAAGACATTGACTGCCTCAGCCAGCTCTGCTATTCCTGTCTCGAAGTTGATCTTGAGCCGAACCGGATCAACAATGTCATTCTCCCCTGTGGTTCCCGCGAATATTACAACCGGTTCACCCATCTGAATCACCCCCTATTTCGTATTATCCTGGACGATATCGAATTTCGCCTTCTGTACCGTCCGTATGTCGGTGCCGGCGGTAAGTTGGATGTCGTAGAAGTAGTTGCCTATCGCGGCTGTATTCAGCGATGTCGGCTTGAAAGCAACCTTCCCCGTTGTCGGGTCAGCATCGATGACACCGGCCACATCGAACAGTTTGGTTGTGGCGTCTGGCGGATCCTTGATTGTCGTCACCGTCATTTTCAGGGTTGCCCCGGTAAGGTTGACAGGTTCGTCGGTCAGTTCGTTGGCGATGGTGAAAGAGAGGTCGTATGAATCCCCCCGGTACATCCTGATATCGTTTTCGTTTGCCATGTCATTCTCCTTTGGTGGCAATGTATGTTGAGGTGTTGAGAGTCGCGATTATTGCGCCTGCATAAACAGCCTCTAGGTCGCTTGCGGAAAGCGTTGCTGTGATCTCTTCCGGGATAATGACTGCCTCTATGCCGGTATCGTCTTGGGTTGCCATAATTGCCCCGTTGTAAATTGCCGCTGTTGCCTGGATGTTCAGGGCGGCGGAATACCTGGCCTCGCCGTATGTGACCGTCATGGCCGGGAAGTAGCATTCAATGCGGATTGCTGAATAGCCATCGACGATGGTCAGGATATCCAGCACGTTGGTGAAGGTGTCGGCAGTCGCGGCCGGCAAATCCATAGGCAGGTGCGTATCGACGGCGAAGCCCCACAAGATCGCCATCGAGGTTGCCTGCTCGTCGGCGAAGAACGTCTCTGCGGCGATGACATCGGCAAACCGCTCACGGCCGGTCACATCTTCTGCCGCAAGGTAATCAACAACCACACCGTTCTGAATCCGCTCGGCGTCGTAAACCGCTTCGGAGAGCATGGTGTTGCCTGATTCGGCGTACAATATTCCGGAGGCAAGTGTCTGCTCGCGGACTCTGAGCACATCAATCCTGCCGAACTTGGCGACAGCCACTCTCACGCCCGACATGCTCGCTGTTGCAGCGGCGGCACTGGTGATATAGGCCCACGGCGGCGCGTCGGCATCCTCGGCATTGGTGACCGTTGCTGATTCGGTCCCGGCGGCAAGGGTAGAGGCTATGGTTTCGGAAGCATCGGATATCTCACCTTGGCCCTCGGCGTTACCGACAAAGGCTATCGCTGCAGGACTGTCGCTGTCTATCGCAAGAGATATTGCATCGTCACCTGAAAATGAAAGAAAGCCGGTGGCTGCAGAACCAGCCGCGGATGATGCGGTTGCCGCGTCATTCAGGGTTTCCCCGATTACATCACCACCGCATTTGATCGTAAAGGCGAAGCCGCACAGATTATCCTGGTAAAAGTTGTTGAGCAAGATACTGGAATCTCCACCAATCCTGGAACACCCGACAGTCAAAGCCTGATACCAGTCTGTGTAAGGGGGGTTGGTGTCATAGAAATAATCAAAAGCCCTCGCAAAATATGTATATGGCCCTATTTTTGTAGGCCAGTCTTGAGGCCCATCACTCGATAGAACACCAACCACCATATCTCCAAGGATGTAGGAAATATCCGGTATAGTCAGACTGTTTGCAACTCCTGATGCGAGACTTGAAATCCAACTGATTGGAACCCCTGAAACATCGGCGTACTTAACCTGGAAGGCAGTGAATAAATCGGAGTCGCATTCCCCTTCGGTGCTGTTGCCATAATGGGGATTGCTTATCTCGACAACCAGCGTTCCGGATGTGGGGTTCTTGACGTAGGCAACCAAGATTGCGCGCCCTATCCCGAAGCCCTCGTCATATTCGAGAAGAGCATGATGGGTCGCTTCCACCCCATTCAATGTTAAGGTGCAGCTATTGAGCCAGGTGTCGGCGTCAAGCCAGTGCGAGCTGATCATTATGACGAACAGATTGACGCCATGGGAGATGGATATTCCAACATTGGCCGGCGAGCTTGTGATGGTGTAGGCATGACATCCAGCGCGGGGAGCGTTCACCACGCCACCTGGAATATCCACATAGGAACCGTCAATCACAACAGGCAACAATGAACTCAGGAAATCTGCGTTTTCAGCCTCGCGGACGTATGCCCTGTCGGAAGTGGCAACTGTTTCCGGTATGGACACGTCATTGAGTAGGGTATCGATCCATTCCGGGGCGTTCTTGCAGCGCAGGCAGAGGGCCACGGCTGCAGGTGGTGTCTGGCTGGGCGGTGGAATAATACCGAACGACGTTGCCGGTCCCACGGAAATCCCGACAGCACAGTGATTCCCTCCCCAAAGAGTGGATGCCAAGCCTTTGGTGACATGGGCATAATGAACCAGAGGAGATGGAGGCGCCGGATATCCAGCCATGGGAGGATATTCGGCAGTATATTCGAACTCGTTGTTACTACAGACCATCCCGATCATAATGTCACCGGGAGCATGAGTAAGGGGATGCTGTGGATAAGATCCAGGAGAAAAATAATCGTTGTAAGTGTTGCCAAACATATTAGGCTCGGCACTCACTACCGGGTCGGTGATGATATCGATGTTCTTCAGAAAATTCAGCACGAACAATGAATACGTTGGGGCGCTCGAACTATAACAATCCCAACTAAATACATGATCACCGGGGGGTGGATTGACGAACACATACGCAGCAACAGCGGCTAAATTGGTCGTGTCGTAGATCGTTTTGACTCGTAGCTGAAAAGGAACACCGTTCAGGTAAAAGAATGTTCTTTCCCCATCTTCTCCAACATAGTCGTAGAAGTCACTCGCTGAGACAGACGTGCAGAACAATACAATGACCTCGGTGCTTGCCGGGATATTGATTGTCTGACCGGGGCTGAGATTCACCTGGACCGCGGGAGAAATAACGAGCGGGGCGGAACTGTTGATCGTTGCGTAAGGTCCTTCCAGGGCAAAGGCATTGATTGTGTCACTGCTTTTGGCATCCGGCGACGAGCCACCGGCAGAATCAGAAATGGCACAACTTGTTGCCTGGTAACAATCAGCTTCGATACCCTTAAGTTTCCCTCTCAGAATTACTGCCGCGAGGCGAAGAGTGCGGATGTATGTGATGTATATCCTGTTTGTGTCGGTGGTTTTATAAGCTATTTCAATATAATAGTCCTCGTCGAAATAATCGTGAAAGGTAGATTGAACTAAGATCTGCCCGTCTGCGGTAAGACCTGCGGCATCAGTATTCTGATATTTCGCGAATATTACGGTCGCGCAAAAAGGCTCGGTAGGCGACACGGGATAGATCCTCTGCGCCCGAGTGTTGAAATAAACTTGGGCGGTTTGCCAAGTACCGACAATGGGGGTTCCCTGGTCAATATCTTTGAAAAAAACAACAGTTATATCTGTGACATAAATATAAATCGGGCTTGACCAGGTAAGAGTTTGAACTCCTGTAGGCGGAAGGAGGATCTTCTTAACCACAAAAGGGCTATCGTTCGTCCATGCCATTACAAAATCAGAAGCCTTCCCTCCTATGCTTAGGGTATGGGAGTCTGGATTCGATGTCGGCGAATCCAGATAGAGAACAATCAGGGCTATTTCTGCATCAGCTGGAACAGTGACAGAGAACGATCCGCTTATATCGCCTCCTTCCGGGTAATGCTGCAGGGCGGGGGTGCCGGTCGGGCGCGGAGTAGTTCCCCAATCCGACATATCAGCAGGGGTGGCTTCTTCGTCCTGTGCGCCCGCCATGATCTCCGAGATTCTGCCATTAGGAGCATCAGCAATCCCAGATTGGGTCTCATGATTTGAGCCGAAAGATATCCCGGCATTAGGCGATTCAGCAGGTACAATCGATTCATCAGTACCAGCCGTAGCGGGTATATTCCCTGATTGAGAATCTGAGGACGCAGTTGTTTCCGTGACATCGGCACCGATAACAGCTGGAGGGGTTGGCGCAAGGGCAACAGTGATGAGGGCTGTCGGGTTTGCGGTGGCCTGGTTTACCGAAGTAGTCCCGGTGTTGCCTGCACCAGCCTTACCGCCGATAGCCAGGCCAATACCACCGCCTGTCCCAGAGTTTCCGGTTTCATCTCCTACTTCGGCAAGGGAGGAAAGATTGCCATTGCTCCATCCTGAAAGATTGGCAGTGTCGTTGGCATCCCTGTCCAGCCCGACGCAAAGCAGGATAAGGCAGTTGGCTATGGATGTCGTTACGGCAGGACAAACCGGAGAATAAGATGAGGCATAGGTCGTGCCGGCAGTGATGTGAATGGGATTGGTTTGATTGCATCCGCGAAAACAGAAGATCTGCGCAGCGGTGTAGCTCCCGGAGTCGGCAACCGATACAGCCGATTGCGCCCCGGACACGTATTTCCAGAAGACTCCTAGCCGAACCCCAAGGGCATCACCTGCGGAGCCAGTATATTGTGGGCTGTTGGTTACCTCCGTCCATCCGTCCGGCGTGGTGATCGCCTGGTTGGCGGTAGAAACCAGCAAAATAAAAACGTCGCCGTCGGCATATCCAGCAGGCACAGGAACGGATATTGCCCCTGTGCCGATGGTGAACGCGCCTTTATTGACGTAATACGGGATTGCCCCCACATCGGACCTATCAAGTCAAGGTTGCGGTGTAGCTGACGTTCAGCGTGTCGCCATTGGCCAGGATCTTATCCCCACCAGTGAACAACCCGGCCGAGAACAAGACACCAGTAGTGCCGCTCTTGGTCGCAACAGAGTTGAGGAAACAACCTTTGATCGTGGTGCCATCGCCGTTGATCGAATAAACCGCCGCAGAAGAAAGGGCCTTGCTGCCGGCCGCTGCCGCACTCCACGCTGCGGTTGGTCGTGCCGCCTGGGAATATTCAACATCCTCAACCCATCCGCCATGGGTTGCCATGGTGTCGGTGACGGCCGCGCCTGTGGTGTAACTGGTTGAGCCGATCAGACCGATGTACCAAGCGGCGGTATAAGAAGATCCGGCGAGGTACTTGTCGAGCATGTCATTCTTGCCGACAGTTGTTACCAGGTTGTCGAATTCCTCAACCCACTTGGTTTCAAGAGGGATGGCGGCGAGCTCGGCCAACATCTGCTCGAGTGACGCTCGACGAAGAAACCGCCTGATCTTGCCGAGTTTTTTATGGGCAAGGATCTCATCACGCAGGAAGACGTATCGTTTGCGGAATGATTCAACCGGGCCGACACACTCAACGGCGTAGCGGCCTATAGCCTTGGATTCTTCGCTTGACCCGACATTGCGGCCGATGCTGCCGCCCTGGGTCGTCATCCCTATCGACTGTTCAATCTTGGTGTTCATCATCCCTGTACCTCCTCAAGCTCAGTCTCCAGAAACCAGCGGCGGTGTAATTCCGGCACTCCATCGCCGTTGCTGTCGTCGGTCCATTCAAGACAATGCCGCAGGCAGTTTTTCTCCTTGTCGTATTCGGTATCGACAATCTCCCCGGCGACTATCGGCTGTTTCAATTTCGCTTTACTTCCAGGTTTCATTACGTTTCTCCTTTAATTGTCGCTGGGGTAGTTGTTCATATTCCCAACCAGTTAAGATTGGTTGATGGTCGAATTGGATATGCAATACCCTGCTGCTTACAGAAGTCCTCTACGATGGAGATTTTCTCCGCGAACATATCCCGGTGGTAGGAGGTGTTCACCTTCGCCCCTTCCATACCGTCTTCGATGCGTGAGAAAATCTTTTCACACGTATCGTGGATAATCGCCCACTCGAAATCTTCATTACCCTGGGCACCATCGGGAAAGAAGCTCTCACCCTCGGCCATATCTACCGGCAACCGGTAGAAATAAAGTTCGATTGCGGTCTGTGCAGCCGGGACCTTCTGATAGATCAGCGAGGCTTTCTTGAGCGCCACGGCCGCCAAAGTGCCTACGTCGAGGCTGACACCACCGCGCACCATGGACATTGAGCCAACGTCCATGAAGATGTCGAGCGCCACGCCACCGGAGCGGGCCATATAGAGGCCTTTGTGGTAGGTATCCGGCAGATCCACCTCCATCTGTCCCACGGTGGTGTTTACGGATGCGAAACCATCCTTCAGATCTGGCAGGAAAAGAAGATCTGCTATTCTCCGCTGAGAGCGATTGACCCTCTTTAAGATCTCTGCCGGATCCTCGTAACCCGGATCATCGACTATATCTATGACCTCTTGGCACAACTCATCAGCGTTCATGCTTTACTCCACAAGCGCACGGCCCCGAAGAGCCGTGCGCTGTTAAAGATTACCGGCCAGATCAGCCGGAAGTAGCAACCGACTCAACCAGGATCGTCACCTTCTTCCCGGCGTTCGCGATGTTGTTGTCGTTGATGACCATTACCAGGTCATGCTTCTCGGCAACTTCCAAGGGCAGGGCAAACGCCTCGATATCCTGCGAGGCTACGATATCGTGGCCCGCGCCGAATTTATCAGGATCATCAGTCCCGCCGTCTTCCCGGCTGATATAGCCAAGGTCGATATCCGATCCAGCGTTAAAAGCGGCGTCAGCGATAATCCGCATGCGCCAGTAGGTGTTATACTCACTCTTCTTGCGAAGTTTCACCACGGTCCCGTTGGTCTCGGCCCCGGTGAAGGTGTACTCCAATTTCTCATAGTTGACGTTGCCACAATGCGACTGATGAGCCAGGTCTTTGTAGCATGCTGCTTCGATAGTAAGCATGAAAACCTCCAAAAGTTTTAATCAGTTACAAGGGGGCGTACAAATACCGCCCCCTATTTGTTGAACGATTTAGACCACGGCAGCGTCGAACGCGCAGACGCCATAGTCGTTGATCCGGCCGGCAGAATCGGCAAAACGGATCTTGGCCAAGCCCATGATCCAGTCCATCCACTGACGCCACCAGGCTTTCTGGTTGTAGAGTTCGCCGTCCATCAGGAAGTTCCCGAATCCGCCGGGTAGGACCGAGCCATAAGCCATAGCCAGGGCCTGGCCGCCGAGAATGATACCGCGCTCGACAGTTACGCCATTCGGTACGGTCTGGTTGTTCTCAGTTGCCGCGTCATCATCGGCACAAACCTTGATGGACTCGCCAGCCTGCCAGCCGATGGGCTTGTTGTAGCGCTTGAACAGGATATTGTCCTTCATGAACATCTCACCCTTGAACAGCGGGTGATTGAACCCGTTGGTCCGCTTCAGGGCATTGGCGACCTGCAGTTGGAAATCGGTCGCGGCGCTCTCGAAGTTGGACCACATCTTGGGCGTGATGAAGGCGAGGTACATCGGGTCGGTGCCCGGCTGGGTGTCGGAAGCACCAAGGCTTACCGGCTGCAGCGGGTGCGGCATCAACTCGATTGCCTCTTTGAACTTCCGAGTGTCATCCGGCCCGAAAGTATCGTTGGCGGTGATGGCGGTCAGACCGTCAGCACCGGAGATGGATGATGCAGAACCGCAGTAGAACTTGCGGTCGAAGGTCGGAGCCGTTACCGGGTTGACCATGATCTTCGCGTAATCCGCATCGCTCGCGAGGGGCAGAATCCGGTCGGACGAGACATAGGTGCCGCGGGCGCCAGCCAGCAGGTTGACAGCTACCTCGTCGGTCAGATCGCCGTGGTACTCGGTCAGGAGCGGGCGGCCGAGCTTCTTCAGGTTGTAGCCAACCTTCTGCTGCTCCATCATCAGCGGAACACGAACCGCCTTATGGCACTGGTCGATTCGCATCTCGAACCGGGCAGAGCTCACATCCTCCTCATAACCATCGCGCTTTTCGATGCCCATGGAGGGCTTGCCCGACAGCTTGTGGATGATGGTTACGGAGACCAGGTTGCCGTGAGACTTCGACAGGTCGTTGATCTGCACAACCGGAGCAGTCGGAGGAGTTTGAACCTTGCCGTCCCGGGCGTCGATCATCGTCGGTGCGCTGGCGGTCAGCAGGTTGGGAAGGGAGTGCTGCTTGTGGCACTCCGAGAAAATAATGCGGTCTGCTAAGTACTGTTTTGAATCGGGCATGATATCCTCTATTTATATTCCCAATGCCTTATCGATTTCATCGCGGACCTTTTGCGGCTGGCTGTTGTAGAAGGCCATCTGCTTTGTGGGGTCCGTAATCGCTTCCATCTGCGACAATGGGTCGTTTCCGTGGGATTGAACGGGCACACCCGGGGCGCCGGAGAGCGAAGCCGCCGGGGGTGAATTCCCGTCCTGCGCTCCAGGCGTTTTGGTTGCGCCCTGCATAACATCGTGTTTCACCGATTCAACCACCTTGGCGAACCGGTCTGCATAGGGGAGTTTCGCGTACTCTGGATTGGCAAGCATCTCGCCATCCTTTGCGACAGCACGAGACCAAAGGGCCGGGCTGTTCTCCTGCCAGTAGGAAAGCTCATCATTTGCTTCGATGGCTTTGATCAACTCAGGATCCACACTTGGTTGAGCCGGTGCGGCGGTAGCGGCAGGCGCGGCCGGTGCGGGTTGGCCGGTTGGGGCCTGTGCCGCCGGGGTGATCGCTTGCGCCTTCAGAATCTCGATCATGTCTGCCAGCTCGTCGCCGAATTCCGTCCGGATTTCCCCCATCTTCTCGGGAGTGAAAGCCGCGGCCGGATCTTTGACGCTACCGGTGAGTTTAATCCCCTTGTCCTGGATAGCGGTCTTGATGGCGGTCAGCTCGTCTTTGAGCTGGTTCACCGTGCTTTCCAGCACATCTGCCTTGGCCGCTTTCGCCTGGGTCTCTTCGAGTTGCCGTTGAAGCTCTTTCTTCGCGTGACGTTCAGCCGCCCACTTACTCGGCGGCGCGATGTGCTTC